TAAAATCTTTACTTTATATATTCTAGCACAGATAAATACTAAAAAAAGTGCATAGAACCGTGATAGGAAGACTCGCATCGTTAAAAACGACATATCAACTTGGTACTATTACCGATACTTTGTTGTATACTGCCACGGAATTGGTTACTATTTCTGTATCAGCAGCGAATCAAATAGAAGAGGAATTAACACATTCAGTTTCTATTGTTGAGAAACCATCAATAACAAATTTTGATATTACTGCAGACGGAACGAATAATTTTATATTTACTGGTACTACTAGCGGATATGAACTAGGTGTATCTGATCCAGATGTAACTCTCATAAGAGGTCAAACATATTATCTTTATAATCAAACTGGTGGTGGTCATCCATTTAGAATTCAAACAGATCCAGCAATAACTGGTGGTGGAACAGAATATAATAATGGTGTGACTAATAATAATGCTAATGGAATTCCTGGTAATAAGTTAATAATATTTACTGTACCACTTGATGCTCCTAGTTTATTATACTATCAGTGTACAAATCATCCTGCGATGACTGGAAAATTTAATATTGTTTCCCAGTCTTATGGTCATCAAGACTCAGATTATATTGCATATGGTATCCCAATGGAAGTGGGTGGCAATGCAATGTATGAGGATATAACTTTAAAGGAAGGAGATCAAATATATGTTTCATCATCAGAACCTGGTGTAAGTTTTGTTGTAATAGGATCTAATACATTCCCCAATATTAAATTAGATATTGCTAAGTCATTAGGTAGACAGAATTCATATATTAGTAGCACTGCATTCCCTCAAATCAATGATAATGTAGGGTTAGCAACTGCTTCTTATGATGGTGTAGCAACTATCCATGTATCAAATAGAAATTCTGATAGAACTGCTGCTATTTCACTAGGTCTTGCTTCAGGTGATACTAGTAGTTTTAATGTTGCTGATTACTTTATTTTTGGTTTAAGACTTCAACCACTTCAAGAACTGACTGTAGATAATATTGGTATTGCTAGTGGTCAAACTTTAATTACCAGAGCATCCAGAACTGATGTAGCTTTTGCTGCTTATACTGCACCTGTTGTTGAAGGACCAAGTGGAGTTGGAACTGATGGAAATGTTAATACGACTGGTGTTATAACTGCAACGGCATTTATTGGTGATGGTTCTGCTCTTACTGGTGTAACTGCTGCAGGATTTGGTGTAAGTATCAGTGATAACATGTCACCTATTGGTGTTGCTGCTACTATTAATTTTGGAGAATTTTTAAATGTATCTCCTATCTCTGCTGGTATTGTAACAGTTAGTGTACCAAATTTAGTAGGTACTGCACAAACTGCTAACAGTCTTGCTGTTGGTGTTGCTGTTACTCGTTCAGACACAACAGGTATTGCTGATTATGCTACCATTGCAGGACTAGCAACTAATGCTACTACTGCATCCAACTGTTCAGGTAATGCTGCTACTGCTTCATTAGCAACAGGTATTGCAACTAATTTTGATATTGTATCTTACAATCCCATCAGGACATATGATAAGTTCTTTGGTGATGGTAGTATGCTTACCAATGTCACTGCAGTTGGTAGTGGTATTCAAATAAAAAATAGTGGATCTAATGTTGGTAGTGCTGCTACAGTAGACTTTGGTTTAAGTTTAGATGTTAGTGGATTATCAAATGGAATTACTACTATATCAGTACAGAAGGTTCCTCATGCAGATATCTCTGGTATTGCTACCTATGCATATCTTGCTGGTGTTGCTACCTACTCAGATAATGCAGGGATCGCTTCTAATGCATTGAATGCTAACTTTGCACAGTCTGCGTCCTTCTCTACCTTAACAGGTGCTGCAGAGACTGCTAAGAGTCTTTACAGTGAGCATCAAGGATCATTTAAACCATTGCCTGTTACTATTGGTGGTAAGACTACAGACCATAGGTACTATGGTATTGGATCTGATAGATCAATTAACATTCAAGGTTATTCATCACCTTATTTAAGGTTTGAAGTTGGACAGACATATAGATTCGAGAATGCTGCACAGCAAGCACAATATCCTCTTAAGTTTTATTATAATGCTGCTGGTACTGCTGTAGGATTTGGTACTACCAGTCCAGTTGAGATGACTCAAGGTGTTAGTGTTGAAGGTCTTTATACAGAGATTGACATTACTGAAGAGACACCACAGTTATTCTATTATGGTATGGGTGTTGGTGCTACTATGGGTAGCATGGGTAACTCCATTCAAGTATTTAATAATGAATTTCATAAGTTCGTTAAGGTTGGAGAGTATAAAAACCTTGCAGGACTTAAGACATGTACACACACTCAAATGTTTGAGGGTCGTGCTACTGCATGGTATATGAACACTAACTTAGGTGTTGGTAACAGTGATTATGTTCCTGGTGATCGTTCACATAATGTTAGTTCTATTGAGCAACAATCTCTTGGTGTTTATAGAGTGAACTTTGCAGATGAAATGAACGATAATGACTATACAGTTCTACTAGATGGTAGAGGTACAAATAACTTTCCAGGCGGTTTAGTTATTCCTACAGTATTTGATAGAACAACAACTGGATTTGGTGTAACAATTTACAACTTTATACCTGCAGTAGAAGATCTAAGGGATGTCAACATAGTTGTGTATGGAGGTCAAGATGGAGAAGCTACATTCCTATAAATAATTTTTTACTTGTGCTATAATGGTGTCTGTAACCTGCGAGGAAAATACCTCGAAATCAATCTCAATGGAAGAAAATATTTTTATAGTGTATTCGATGGAAGGATGTCAATATTGTGAGAAAGTTAAAGATTTAATGCAGTTGACAAACCAACAACATGTAGTGTATACTTTAGGACAGCATTTTTCTATTCAAGATTTTGAATCTGAGTTTGGCACTAAACAATTTCCACAAGTCGTTGTTGATGTTAAGGGTCATGATAGTAGAAGAAAAGTCATTGGGGGTGCTGCTGAACTTGCACAGTTCTTTAGAGAAAAGAGTCTCGTATAAACTTACTAAATAAAATTAATTAGAATGGGGGTTTAAATTTTTTAGTTTACTAAATTAACCTTATTGGAGAGAAAAATGTTAGCTGTACCTTTGGTCTTCGGATCTTTTTTAATCGTTTTAACAGCGATTTTGTTTGGTATGTTAGGATGGGTACTCAGAGAGTATATGTTCTATCATCATGATAAACCTAACATCAATCCTCCATCCCATCCAGAAATGTATGATGAAGATGGAAACATTATCCCAGAGTCCCTGATTGCTTTCAGATTCGATCCTACTACCATGTTTGAAGACGACGACGATTAACTTTTGAAATTATTATGGCAAAATTACCACCAAAACCAACGGTTCACGAAATCTTAGACGCTGTACATAAAGCGAAAACTAAGCAGAAAAAAATAGAGGTACTCAGAGAGTATGACTCTAAAGCATTAAGGTATTGTCTCATCTGGAATTACGATGAGAGTCTTAAGAGTGCTTTGCCAGAGGGTGAAGTACCTTACAAACCAAACGAATCTCCAACACTAGAATCTCAGAGCAAGCTTGCATCTGAGTACAGAACCCTGTATAATTTCATTGAGGGGGGAAATTATGACATAAACAATACAAGAAGAGAAGTATTGTTTATCCAACTCCTTGAGTCTCTATCACCAGATGAGGCTGAATTATTATGTTTAGTAAAGGACAAGAAACTTGCCAAAAAATACAGATGCAGCTTCCCAGTTGTCACCGAAGCCTTCCCCGACATCAAGTGGGGCAACAGGGTCTAATATTTGGACTTCTGAAGATAAAAAGGTAGCAAAGGAAGAATATTGGATTAATATTCATGAATCTGATTGTGCTTTGAGCAAATCTGACACTACAGATTTACCTACCAACTCTTATATTGTAGATTACACTGTAGACAATTCTGATGAACTTCATCATGATATTGTTATTGCTGCTAAAAGAGTAGATGTTTTTAATTTTTATTGGGACAAATTAAAAAAAGGTCTTAAAGATATTAGGTATACTAGAGGTAATAAAAGACCTAATTTATGGGGCAACCAACCTCCCACACCAACTAAAAAGAAACGCAAAAAGAATGACTAAGATCCTTGTTACTGGTCATAAGGGATTCATAGGCAATTATGTCTTCAATCACCTTAGACATGATGCAGGTTACGGATACCTAGTTGATGGTATGGATTTCCCCGATGATGTCGGGGATTTTCAGTCTGAGATTAGTATGTTCGAGAAACCATATGATTACATTATCCACCTAGCAGCGTTTGCTGCTATCAGAGACAGTGTAGACAATCCAGAAAAGTTTTGGGAAAACAATGTAGAGAAATCTAAACCTATTTTTGATTATTGTAAGAGGTACAACACTAGGTTACTATATGCTAGTTCAGCACAAGTAGAAGAGTGGTGGCAGAATCCTTACGGTATTACTAAGAAGGTTAATGAACTACAAGCACCACCTAACAGTGTAGGGATGAGATTCCAGACTGTGTATGGTGAGAATAGTAGATCTGATATGTTGTTCAGAATGTTACAAGATAATAGTGTCAAATATGTTACCAACCATAAAAGAGATTGGATTCATGTCAAAGATGTTGCTAGGGCAATTTGTTATTTAATGTCTAGTACATATACTGGACATATAGATGTTGGAACAGGTGAGACCACAACAGTCAAGGAACTAGCAGAAGCTTTTGGATACATGAACCTACCAGTCAAGGAGCACACACCAGGTGAGAGAGATGTTACCTGTGCTGACACTACTGCACTGCGTGAGTTGGGTTGGTTCCCAAGAGAAAAGGTTTTGGAATGCATCCCTGAGGGAAAACCGAACTCTTATTTCAGATAATCGGGAAAAAAAAGTCTGGAATTTTTTTGAGCCACAGGATTTTTGTATCACATGTTACAAAACTGGTATTATATATAATTGTGTGTTATAATACACATATCGTTCATCCCAACAGGGACGCAAGTAAGCCGACTCGGAACGGAGCGTTCATCCTTTGTACCACATACTAATCAGTCTAATAGCAATAGGAGCACCACTTGATTGTGATCATGCTGCTGAACTATTAGAAAATGTAACTAACAACCCTAATAGATCTGAGAGATTAGAACTAACAAGAGTTATAGTTGCACACACTGATCCAGCATGTTTTCCAAAGGACGCAAAAGCCGACTGAAGGAACGGGGTCTAATCCACCTCACTTTCAGGAGAAAGCAAATGGCACAAGTCACTTATCGTGGTGTCCAGTATGACACCGATGCTAAAAAGCAGTCAACATCATCTAAGTGTGAACTCACTTATCGTGGTGTTAAGTTCCAAAAGGAACAAGCTAAAGTTTGAGAAAACTTGCACATATTATAAGGAGGGGTTTACACCCCTCTTTTTTTATACTATAATAACCAAAAAGGAAATCTTATGGCACTACATATGAGAGAGCAAATCCTAAGAGCACTCTTAGCACATGCTCAAGGTGATATTGCTAAACACAGAGCAAACATTGAAATTTACCTAGAACACCCTGCAGGTGTTGGTGAACATACTGATATATTAGAGTCTATTGAGAAAGAATTGGATATTATCGCAAAATATCAGGATCAAATAGATGTTATCAACAAATACTTTAGGTCAAGTAGTACTATGTCAGACATAGATAGACGATCTGGTGAGTTGTTAAATGAATAAGGGTAAGTTAAAAGTTCTTATTAGAGCATTAAAAGAAATTCAGGAAGAATTAGAGTCAGAAGTTTATTCTGATACTGAAGCATACACAAAACCTCCTACAGGAGATATAGAAGAACTTTGGGATGATGACGATGGATACCCCGATTAGCAACGAAAAACTGAAGCTACGACAACAAGTACTCAAGATACTGTTGTCTAAATATGGTAATAGTACCTACTCAAATAATGCCATTTACGAATGTGCAGATGATTGGTGTAGTAAACAGGTAACAGCAAACGGTGTGTTAAGTCATTTCGAGGCATATAGAAAGAGTTATGAAATTAAAGGAAACTATCAAGTTGGTCAAGGCAGCACTCAAACATCCTGAGATGTATAATGAAGAAGAACTTCATTATCTCCGTCAGGCAAGGAGGGACGCTAAAGCAAAACTTAAAGTGAAACAACTGAAAAAACTACAGCATGACAGTCAAACTAATTCAAATAACACCAAATCCTGAGGAGCAAATAGCATATATCGCTAGAGTCTCTAATCCAAATAATCAGGATAATCCAGATTATGCTAAATTGCTTGGTTATTGTATCAAGCATCAGCATTGGTCTATATTTGAACAAGCATTTATGACGCTAGAGATCGAGACCACTAGAGGTCTTGCTGCTCAAATATTGCGTCATAGATCATTTACTTTTCAAGAATTCTCCCAAAGGTATGCTGACACCTCTTTAATGACAAAAGGTAGTTTAATACCTTTACCAGAATTAAGAAGGCAGGATTTGAAGAATCGTCAAAATTCTACAGATGATCTTGATCCAGATAAAGTAAAAATGTTAGAGAAAGAAATTGCTCAACATTTCCATGATGCTCAGGATCTCTATCGTTATATGATAGATATGGGCGTTGCAAAAGAATGTGCTAGATTTGTATTACCACTTGCTGTACCTACTAGATTGTATATGAGTGGTAGTGTAAGGTCTTGGATACATTATATTGATCTTAGATCTGCTCATGGTACTCAGAAGGAACATAAAGATATTGCAGAACAGTGTAGAGATATATTTAAGGTGCAATTACCGACTGTATCTAAGGCTCTTAGTTGGGTCTAAATAACTATCC